GGGCGAAACCAAAGAAGCATTGCTTGAAGGTTTGAACGGTTCCAAGCGCAACAGCATGGGTGTTATCCTTGAAAACACCCGTAAGTACTTGAAGGAAAACGCTTCCGCAGGTTCCACAGCAGCAGGTAACATCGCTACACTAAACCGTGTGATTCTTCCTGTTATCCGTCGTGTTATGCCAACCGTTATTGCTAACGAATTGGTTGGCGTTCAGCCCATGACAGGCCCAGTTGGTCAGATCCACACCCTGCGTGTGCGTTATGCCCAGAGCCTGACAGACACTTCCGCAGCCGCTACTTCTGTAACAGCTGGTGAAGAAGCACTGAGCCCATTCAAGATCGCTACTGCGTACTCCACAGTACCAGGCGCTACAGCTACAGCCACCAACTACACTGGCGGCCAAACAGCTACCATGGAAGGTACCGGCGGTAAGCAAATTTCTGTTCAGATCTTGAAACAAGCCGTTGAAGCTCGCACACGCAAGTTGCAAGCTCGTTGGACTTTTGAATCTGCACAAGATGCTCAAGCCATGCACGGTATTGACGTAGAAGCTGAAATCATGGCTGCTCTTGCACAAGAGATCACAGCTGAGATTGACCAAGAAATCTTGTTGAGCCTGCGTAGCCTTGCTGCTACTGAGTTCACATACAACCAAGCTACCGTATCTGGTACAGCTACATTCGTTGGTGACGAACACGCCGCATTGGCTGTGTTGATCAACCGTGTTGCTAACTTGATCGCTCAACGCACTCGTCGTGGCGCAGGTAACTACGCTGTTGTTAGCAGTGCTGCACTCACAGTGTTGCAAAGTGCTACAACTAGTGCGTTTGCTAGAACCACAGAAGGCACATTCGAAGCACCTACAAACACCAAGTTTGTTGGTACCCTGAACGGCGCAATGCGTGTGTTTGTTGACTCATATGCAAGTGACACAACTCCTGTGTTGGTTGGTTACAAAGGAAGTTCGGAAGCTGACGCTCCTGCGTTCTACTGCCCGTACATTCCGTTGATGAGCTCTGGTGTTGTTCTTGATCCAACAACATTCGAACCAGTCGTGTCATTCATGACAAGATATGGCTACATAGAACTCACGAACACTGCCAGCTCGTTTGGCAATGCGGGCGATTATGTCGGGGAAATTGCCGTGAGCAATTTGTCATTCTCCTAATCAGAGATTGGTATTTTACCAAATCAAAAAACCCACTTCGGTGGGTTTTTTGTTGACAAAAACTTTATTTTGTGTTAACATACATAAATAACATTATGAACAAATACACTCGCTGGTATAATCAAATAGTCAAGAATGCCCAAACCCGTATAACAGAAGGTTATACTGAGCGCCATCACATACAGCCAAGAAGCCTGGGAGGTGCTGATGACAAAAGTAATCTAGTAGATCTCACAGCACGTGAGCACTTTGTATGTCATTGGTTGCTGACTAAAATGACCACAGGTGAAGATCACTATAAAATGTTAAACGCATTAAGAATGATGCGAGCAGAAAAAGCAGGCCAGCAGAGATATGAAACTGTTATCACTGGCAGAGTTTACGAGAGTATTAAACAAGAATATGCACAACTACAAAGCATAAAAGTTAGTGGTAAAAATAATCCAATGTATGGTGACAAATTCTATCGAAGCGAAGATGGCAAACAAAGGCAGCGAGATGCAATAGTTGGAGACAACAATGGAGCCAAGCAAGAACACGCAAGACAAAAAATATCTCAAAGCAAACTTGGCAAGAAGAGAGAACTATTTTCAGACGAGTGGAAAGCAAAAATGTCTGTGTCTAAACTAGGCAAGAACAATAACAGGTACGGTGTTACAGTGTCAGAAGATACTAAACAAAAGATACGAGAAAAAGCTACAGGACGCAAACAGTCAGCAGAAACAATTCAAAAGAAAGCTGATGCTATAAGGGGCAAAGCCAAGCCTAAAAAGTTATGCCCCCATTGCAATCAAATGATTGCTGTAAACACCTATCCCCGTTGGCACGGCGCCAACTGCGTGAACATAAATACACAATAACAACCCCGGGATGGGAAGTGGCACGAAAGTGTTGACGGTATAAATAAGTCAAAGGATTTAATATGAGCACTCAATTATTCAGGAACTACATTGATCTTATCAATGAAAATAGTCAAGCCACAGTTCGACTTGATGAAGGCGTCATGGACATGCTGAAGCCATATATTCAAAAAGCAGCCACAGCCCTGATGTCAAAGCTGGATCCAGAAACTCTACAAGGACTGAAACAGGTCTATGACCAAGCAGGCGGTGACAAAAACAAGTTTATGTCACTGATCGGTATTACTCCTCAAGATCTAGCACCACTAGCAAAAGGCCAGGCACAACCTGAAGGCATGAACGAAATGTTTGGCTCGGGTAGTTCACTAAAAAGCAAGGTATTGACTGGTATATTTAATATAGTACCGCTTGTGGGTGTTTTAGATGCAATCTTCAGCGGTCCAATTGGTTCCGCAATGAATAGTGCTACAGGTGGTTCTGCGTTGTCATATATATTTTATATAGTAAGTGCTGCCTTAATTTGGGGCGTGGGCAATTATGATTTTGGTGGTATGGACAAGGGAAGACGCGATACTCCAGTGGGATTCAGCGGCAACGATTAAATCTACTCAGGGATGGGAAGTTCATGAAAGCGCCGCAGGGCGCTTTTTCTTTGTCCATATAAGTATAGCATGACGGATAGATTTCCACTAATTATTAACGCCACCAGCAATCAAATTGAAGAAATTCCATCAGGAGACAATCTTAATTTAAGCAGTAGCAATATTGTTAATGCAGGAAATATTACCGCAGTTAACACAACATCAACATTGACCATGCGTTTGACTGGACTGCCAGCTGATCCAATTGGCGTTGCTGGACTGGTGTATTACAACACTATCACAGGTAAATTCCGCGGCTATAATGGAATATCCAATGCCTGGGAAAATTTTAATTAAATGCTGACTCAGTGTCTAAACCTTGAACCAGCCTAGATACTGTGTGATTTTTTTTGTGACACTTGCCCAGTCACCGCGAACAGGCTGTCGAAACAGTCGAGCAGTTGAATACCATGGACTTGAATCACGATTCAGCAACCAACGCCAGTCAGTTGAATACTGATTCAACATGACCCAGACTGGTCTACCCAGGCTACCTGCCAGATGTGTTATGGCAGTGTCCACACTGACCACAACATCTGCGCACATGATCAAGGCTGCTGTGTCAGCAAAGCTGGTAATACTGCCGGGATAACGTGTGACCCCTGCGTCGGCCAAGGCCTGTTCTTCGTCTGGGGTAGCGTCAATCTGCAGATTGATCCATTCGTACTCAGGTGCGCTGCGAATCATCTCCAGCACAGTTTCAAATGGCACACCCTTGTGTTGATTCAACCAGGCGTCTCTGCGACCACTCCAGCTAATGCCCACTCTCATTCTGCGTTTTGGCCCCAGACGTTCAAGCCAGGCAGCATGCAACGCAGGATCAGCACTCATGTAACTTTGTATTCTGGGCAGGTTCTCCACAGTGATACCCAGGATGCCCGGAATACTCATGATGGGAACCCAGTAGTCAAAATGGCCTGGGTCCTGAGCATAACCCGTGACCTGTTGAATAATGTTACTGGAACTCAGTAGCGGAATTAAACCATCCGTGACCTGTAGCTTGACACCGGCGCCCTGTTCATGCAGGTTGTACACAAAGCGCACAAACTGTATGCAATCACCGTGTCCTTGTTCGCCCACAACTAGAATGGTTTTACCCCGTAGATCTTCACCACGCCATCTAGGCTGTGAGTATTGGGGCTCAGTGCCAGCCAAGTGTTCGTAGTCCCAGCGACTTTCATATGCAGGCCAGCCCTGAGCATAATTGCCCTGCAACAGATAACACACAGCCAGATTAAATCTAGCAGTGATGTTGGCAGGATCCAGAGTGGCAGCATGTTGCAAAAAAGGCACAGCACGATCAGGGTGGCCCATTTCACGTTGTACATTGCCATAGTTGTTGAAGGCCGCAGCACATTCAGGATCTTGCACAAAGGCCTGAGCATAGCACTGCAAGGCCTGTTCTGGAGCATGATCGGCACGGTGCTGGTTGCCAGCTTCAATTAGTTCGGAAGAGTTCATGGGATTATTTAAGCAGGGTCATGCTACATTTTATATTTTTGCTAAATACTTGTCAACACAATCAGGTGTTTTATGCTGAGATTAATACCCACAGCGTAGCGACTAGAACTCGCATCGGACTTCTTTAAGGAGAAAAAAACATGGGTCGTCCTCTAAAAATACAAAAATCAAGTACTGGTTCCGGCAACGGCGGCGCAGCCGTTGGTGTGGATCTTGGCTTTCCCAACTTTGGATCGCTGACAGCACCGGTATTCAACTCACCAACACAAACTCTGGACAACGCACAGTATCTGGGTGTTGTGGGTGGCGCTGGTCCAACTGACACTCCTAGTGCAACCAATCCACGGGTGGATGTTACAGTTTACATCACAGGTGCCGCAGCAGCAGCTCAAGGCTATATCATCCGTCAAAAAGGTGCTCACAAGTATCTGGTTGGTGATGTTACCACAGTCAACGACGAAGACATGGCGGTTGGAAGTGCTTACATGATCGTCGCAGTTGGTACAACTGACTGGGTATCCTGTGGCGCCCCTACCAACTACGGTGTAGGCACAATCTTTACTTGTACCAATAGCATTGGTGCTGGTACAGGCACAGCCAATCTAGTGGGTGTTTGTGTGCTGGAAGATTCAGCAACACCCAGCGCAGCAGGCCTAATGAGCATTACCTATACCCTGGGCGACTCAACTGCTACCACAATCAGCAAGCTGACCAACAAGTGGTTGTTGAACTGGGCAGGCGGCTCAACATATGCTGCCACAAGTGTGATCAACGACGTGCGTTACGCAACCAACTTCTTTACAGACGAAGGTACTGTGATCAAATCTGGTACAGCCCAAACCACAGTGGAATTGGCTATTGTTGACAACGTCACCAGTTAATTTATAACTGACTCCGATCCTCTCAGCTACATACTGGGAGGATTTTTTATGGCCGCAGGATTTGTATTGGGTAACGGCATCAGCCGACGTCAAGTTGATTTGGAACTGTTGAAGTCACACGGCACTGTGTACGGATGCAATGCCTTGTACAGAGAATTTGAGCCAGATGTGCTGATCAGCACGGACAATCCCATTAGTACTCACATACAGCAGTCAGGCTACAGCGCCATTCATACACATTATACTCGCAAGCCCTTGCCGGATACTGGCGCACAGCGAGTACCGCAGCAGTATTTTGGATTCAGTTCAGGACCCATAGCAGTGGGTATTGCAGCATTGGCACGCCATGAAACAGTGTATCTAATAGGATTTGACATGGGTCCTACCCGCAACGGACACTTCAACAACTGCTATGCTGACACAGAATTCTACAAAAAAAGCTCGGCCAACCCCACCTTTACTGGAAACTGGGTGCGACAACTCAAGACCATTGCTCAAGAGCACCAGAACACTAGATTTGTTCGGGTTCAAGGAGACACCACAGCACAAATACCCGAACTACAGGGTATCCCAAACATGAGTCATATGCCGATCGAAGACTTCTTGAACCGCATAAATAACACAAAGGAATTCTAAATGTCTATCTATCAGCGTTATGCCAGCAATGTTATCATTGAATCCATTGGAGCAGCCAACACCGTAACATTTCAAAACACCGGCGGCGTTGCCAATGTGATTGTGACTGGTGACCTAACTGTTACTGGTAACGCATCGCTGGCAGGTAACATTTCAGGTGACAAGTTGTTCAACGGTACAACTTCAATTGAAATTCAAACTTCCAGCGGCAACGCCAACATCACTGTGAGTGGCACCAGCAATGTGTTTGTGGCCAACAGCGCAGGAACAATCACAACAGGTATTTCCAGTGTGACTGGCAACGTCACAGGTGGCAACATACGCACCGCGGGGCAGGTCACTGCCACTGGCAACATCAGCGGAGGCAACCTGACCATTGCAACTGGCAACATTGTGCTGACACAAACATCCGGTGCTGCCACAGCTCAGATGATTCAGTTCACAGACGCCAACACTGCGGTAACTACTCTGGGCGCAAATATTGGCACAATTGACTGGGTCACAGCAGATGCCACCGGACTTGGTCCAAGAACCACAGCTTCAATCCGAGCAGTGTACGGGGACAATGCTGGCAATGCCAACGTGCTGATTCAAACCAACAGCACCAATCGAATTGTGGTCGTCGGCGGCACCGGCAATGTGGGCGTGGCAAATTCTGCTCCCTTGCATACTTTTGCTGTGACAGGCACAGGCTACGTCAGCAGCACACTTGATGTGATTGGCAATGTCACAGGTGGAAATATCAGCACAGCAGGACTAGTTACAGCAACAGGCAATGTAGTTGGCGGTAATCTAAACACTGGCGGTGTTGTGATAGCCACAGGCAACATCACAGGCGGAAACATTATTACTGTGGGTGCAATCAGTGCAGGCGCAGCTGGCATCCTGGCCACAGGCAACATCACTGGTGGCAATATCAACAGTGATGCCAAGGTAAGTGCCACAGGCAATATATACTCAGGTGGCGGCCTAGAAACTCAAGGCAACATCAGTGCAACAGGCACAATCCTGGCTGCAACAGCCATTCTGGGCAACGCCAATGTCACAGGCAACATGTTTGGCACAGGTATTGGTGTAGAAAACATTGTGTGGCAAAGCACCACAGTGCCTTTTGGCAATGTGGCCATGGCCAATGTAGGTAGCCTAGGATTCTTGGCGCTGGCTGGGCGCAGTTACAAATTTGAAGCATATATGCCTGTGCTGCCAGCAGGCGGAACCACCACAGGATTCAGCACCTATTTTGATGCAGGAACATGCTATTACACAGTAGAGGCACAAACAACACAGACATCTGCGTTCAGTACTTCTACGTCAAATGTGTCAGGCACAGCCGCTGCCACACAATCAATGACTGGAACCACCCCAAGAACCGTGAGACTTTCCGGCACAATCTACAGTGCAGGCAACGCAAATGTCACTATACAAGCTCAAACAAGTGTTGCAAACATTGATGTACAAAGCGGCTCTTACTTCTCCTACACTCGAATCGGCTAAACTGTAATCTTGGTTCTTTGGTAAATACACTAGAGGACCTGATTACCTATGACACAACAGATTATCGACATTGGCGCCACGGCCAATGATGGCACTGGTGAAGCATTACGCACCGCATTTAATGCTGTAAATGATAATTTTACGGAGGTATACACCGCCGGACCTGTTGGCAGCAATGTTGTAATTGCCAACAACACCATATCAATCAATGGAACAAACGGCAATCTAATACTGCAAGGCAACGGAATTGGGAATGTTGTAACCAACAGTTCTGTACGTCCCGCAGTTGATGCTGTGTTTGACCTTGGAAATCCCACCTTTAGATATGACACTGTTTATGCTTCGTACTTTCAGGGCAACGGCGCAGGCCTAACAGGAATCACAGTCAGTGCTGGCAGTCAAATACTCAATGCCAACAGCAATGTAAGAATTGCTGATACCAACAGTCCTGTCACTGTCAGTGTCAACGGCACAGCCAACGTTGCAACTTTTAGAGCAAATGGAGTATCAGTCAACGGCAATGTTACTGTGGGCGGAGCCGGCAACTATTTCATTGGTAATGGTGCGCTGTTAACTGGAATTTCAACCAGTACAGATCGAATTTTTAATGGCACCAGTAATGTTGCCATTGCAACATCAAACGGCAATGCAACCTTCAACATAGGCGGTATCAGCAATGTTGTGGTGGTGTCATCCACGGGTCTTACTGCGGTAGGCAATGTCACCGGCGGCAATTTGTTAACAAGCGGCCTAGTATCAGCAACAGGCAATGTCACCGGCGGCAATTTACAAGCCACAGGAAACATCTTCATTGGCAACACAGTTTTTACTAGAACATTAACAGTGGGAACACGTACTACTCCAGTTACTGTGCCACTGGCAAGTAACAATAGTTTCAACATTGGCACCCGAAGCAGTGGAAATGTAGTAGTGTTTACAACATAAATACAGAAATTGGAAAAAGATAATGACAAATAGAGTCCCGTTAATTATTAACTCAGGTTCCGGCCAAATTCAAGAATTGGCAGCCGGCGATAATTTATCGTTGACCAGTAGTGATATT